CATTTATAGATATATTTTCACAACTATTCTGGTTAATGGGTAAACTGAAGTTTGCAGAAGTCAATCTATCAATCCTATTTAATGTTCCATTGTCGTGCTTTAATACGACCTCTTCGCCGTTCGGACGTTTTACTGTATAAGATTCTGTAAGGAAGTTTGAACCTTGTAAAAATAAAATGTACGGGAAGTGTTTCTCGTCAATCATTATGTTTCTTATTTCATTAATGTTTTTATGAGAACGTTCAATAGCGTTCCCTGCCGGCATTAAATCTCGTTTTTTTCTGCCAACTAAAACCCCTTTGCTTATGTTCCCAATATCTTTCCCCTGATGTTTGGCTTCGCACACTAAAACAATGCGCCAGTTGCCTTCATTATCTTTGACTTCGATAATCCCGCCATCAGGTTTTATTGATGCTTTTTCAAGAAATATCGTTACTCCAAGTCTTGAATCAACGGAATTAAGCTTTTTGTTAATTTCTTTTTTGTCGATACTCTTTCTAAAACGAAACTTTAGTTTTGGAAAATCTTTCTCCAAAGACTTAAAAACAACTTTAGAAAAATCATTTACCGCCAAGTCGTGCATTTGAGCGTCTTCGCAGAATATTTCCTTTGGCCCTTCCCCTCTTATTTTTTCTAAGCTTAAGCGGTCTGTCTGTTTATTCATTTTTCCCTCCCTCAAATACACTACTACCCAAACACCGAAGTATAAGCATTCTGATGAACAGAAAAATACTTCGGTATTAATAACACCTAAGCTGTGAAACTCACGATGTTTTATTTCTAATCAAAATTCTAAAATACGGACATTTGCCGTTTACCGATAAGTCCTTTTCGTCATCACCTTTTCGGAACTTAACGATTTCAAACTGCTTAGGGCAATATTTATGAAGGAACGAAATAGGGACACCCATCACACCATCATAATCTGATGGGATAGCATCAGTAAAAGGCACTTCAATTGCATCGCAGTTATCATATTTATCGTAATTCTTTTTGCCATTGATTTCCTTGTGTTTGCTTAACTTTAAGTTGTCTGCCATAGTCATCAACGGCAGGGGCTGGTGTCGACGTCCGTGGTCGATATTGGTAAGCCAAATTGTATTGTTCGTTGACACTATGCGGTTTCCGTGTTCGTCAATTCTCGCTTCAGAACCACTTAATGGGTAGTTTGGAGGAACGATAAATCCACGAAAACTCCTACCAAAAGCCAATCCCATCCATATATGATTACTTTTTATAAGCGGAAATATTTCCTTGTAAGTTATTGCATTCATATTGCTTATTACAAGGAACTGCTTATTTGCTTCGCTAATCCACGCTATAAACTCACGGAATAGCGAAAACGGCGGGGTAGTTACAATGATGTCTGCTTCATCTCGTAATGCTTTTACTTCATCGCTACGAAAATCACCATCGCCTTCAAGACGAGTTAAGACGTTTTTTTTATTAGCAAGCAACCACTCAACGTCCGCTAAATCGACTGCCGAATCCTCGTTATAATCTCCAACTTCGGTGATTTCGATTTTATGGGGTGTTCTTGTGGTTTTATCATCTTCGGGTTCGTTATCAAATAAAGTCAACTGTGTACTCGCTATGGGTGAACCTATGTAGCAAGTCGCAATGAGTTTTTTTAAGCCGAATTCATTGAAATGCAACGCAAAGTATTTAAAGAAATTGCTCTCGTATGGGTCATCGCAAGGACATAAAACTGTTTTATTTTTAAACACATTTGAATCATACTCTAAGTACGCTTGAACTTCTTTTTCTATATCAATCCATTGAGTATAAAACTCGTCGGCTTTATTTTTCTTTGCACTGTCGAAAGTTTTTGTTGCCATTTTCTCTCCCTCATACACAAGACATAGACATCTACAATATAGTATATCACAAAATCTATGTGCGGTCAAGCCTTTTTAAAAATATTTTTGTATTTTTTTGGAAACGGTAGGTATCGTTTAGTAGATTAAAGCGACAAATAAGCGACAAAACGGGCAATAAACAAGGATAAAACGCCGTATTTATGCGGTTATATTCGATATAATGCACTTGCCTTTCGGACAGGGATTTGCGAGTATGAGCGGACCTACAAAAGAATTAATGCGATTGACATTAAGCGAAAAAATCGCACACGGCGGTCACGAAGTTTTGCGGTGGATGGCTGACAATATATTCGTGCGGACAGACCCGGCAGGAAATATCAAGCCCGACAAAGAGAAGAGTTCCGAGAAGATTGACGGAATCGTAAGTCTTGTAATGGCTTTAGACAGGGCAATTCGGTGCGGGAATGTGACCACATCTGTCTATGACGAAAGAGGTGTAATTCTTATATGAGCATTTTTAAGAATCTGTTCCGTTCCCGCGACAAACCGCAAAATCACTATTATGGTTCGCCGTTTTTATTCGGCGGGACGGCGGCGGGAAAAGCAGTCAACGAGCGGACGGCTCTGTCGGTGACTACCGTTTATGCGTGTGTGAGGGTTCTCGCCGAAGCGTTGGCAGGCTTGCCTATTCATGTTTATCAATATAAGTCGGACGGAAGCAAAGAGCGGGTGTTCACACATCCTTTATATATACTACTCCACGATTCACCCAATGCAGAAATGACATCGTTCGTTTGGCGGGAAACATTGATGTCGCATTTGTTGATTTACGGAAACGCATATTCACAGATTATCCGTGACGGTAGGGGTTACCCGATTGGGTTGTATCCGTTACTTCCAAGTAATATGACAGTCGAGCGTGATAAATGTAGCGGCGAGTTGGTGTACACCTACAATTCCGAAAAAGGTCAAGTCAAGCTGCAACGGGGAAATGTTCTGCATATTCCGGGACTTGGGTTTGACGGAATAGTCGGCTACAGTCCGATTGCGATTGCCAAGCAAGCAATCGGGACGGCGTTGGCGGTCGAGGAGTACGGGGCGGCGTTTTTCGCCAACGGTGCGAATCCGGGCGGGGTGCTTGAGTTTCCCAACACAGTCAAGGACGTTCAGCGGGTTAAGGACTCGTGGAATGCAGGGTATCAAGGTAGCGGCAAGTCGCACAAAATAGCGATTCTCGAAGAGGGCGCGAAGTTTTCTGCGATTTCTATTTCGCCGGAACAGGCTCAGTTTCTCGAAACCCGAAAGTTCAGCACAAATGAAATCTGCCGACTGTTTAAAGTGCCGCCGCACATGGTCGGTGATTTGGAAAGAGCGACGTTCAGTAACATCGAACATCAGTCAATTCGTATGAAATCAAAACTGGACTGTCGCGTGATAAAATCAGCGTTTTAATGGACGATGAGACTCCGATGAACGTCCATAAAGCAATCGCACTCGGTTTCTGCGACGGCATTTTGATAGACGAAAAGCAGTCAGCAGAAGTCATTACAGAGTGGTTTTCGGAAGTCTATGAACCCTCGTTCAATTCAGATTTGGGAGGATTGGAAGATGATTGATAATGAAAGAACTGCGACTATAAAAATCGGCGACGATGAGAATGAACTCATTCTCACCACAAAAGCAACAAAAGCAATCGCAGGGCGGTACGGCGGGTTGGAAACCCTCGGCGATAAACTGCTCAAGTCGGATAATTTCGAGGATTCGCTGAGTGAGATTATTTGGCTGATTGTGTTGCTTGCGAATCAGTCGATTATGATTCACAACCTCAAAAACAAGGACAGTCAGCGTGAATTGCTCACCGAAGATGTGGTGGAGTTGCTGACTTCGCCGTCAGATTTGGCAGGGTACAAGGCAGCGATTACCGAGGCGATGTTCAAGGGGACAGCACGGAATGTCGTAAGCGAAGGTGACGAGTCAAAAAACGAGACAGCCGAGTAAGCGACTCGGAGACCTTTACTCGGCTGTATTATTTCGGAACTGTTCAAATGCGGATGAGCGATGATGATTTTTGGCTTTGTCCGCTTGGGTTGTTCTTGGATTTGTGGGCTTGTCATAAGCAGTTTATTGGGATTGAGAAACCGTACAAGGCTATCGGGATTGATGATGTGATGCCGATTTAAATTAGCTGTATATTGTCAGTTATTAGGTCGGGGAAATCGGTTTTAAACTGCCTTAAACCACCGTATATCAAAGTATCGAATTTTTCGTTGCCATTTGTGCGTCTTAAAACAAAATCGACATTGACAGCTTTTGTCATATCAAGTTCATTGCCGATTATGAGGGTTTTCGGTTTTGCATTTATATCGTTTGCAAATCCCATTGTGATTTTGTTGTCAGTCGTTGCAAGTGAGCAGGTATAGCATTTCCGCTTGACATTAACACACATATATGATATAATTGCTTTGTAAAGGAGTTGATTATATGAAAGCTACATCACTCGAAAAAAGAGT